CGAATATATCGGTGTAAATCCACTTACACAAAAACCACTATTTAGAAAAAACTTAAATTTCGTCAAGTTTGTAAAACAAAACACGCCAAACACTCTCGCGAATAAACTAAACAATACGAAAATAAATAACAAACCAAAAACACAAAATTCACGAAATAACATAAGAAAAAGGGCGGGTAACGCCGCTCAGAGTAGACGTACTAACAGAAACTAATCATTTCTTATACACAAACCTAAATTTACTATACAAATCCGAAACCGGGTTCCCTTTAAGATCTTCCCACAGTGTTAAAGTAAACCCCAAATCTTCCATTCGCGTAAACAACATGTCCTTGTGCGCTATAGGTTCGACCTTAGGTCCACTCGCGTAATACGGTGTATCGGCTAAGTGGACGTATAACTTTTCACCGAACCTACCCGAACTCGTATGTTTCATTAAAAAGTAGTTCCCTAACTCGTCTTTTACGGGTGTGTTCATGATAATCTTATCGGAATTCGGTATGATTCCTATGAATTGACCCCCGGGTTTCATTCTATTTTTTATTGCTAATAAAGACGTCTCGAATAACGTGTTCGTTTCGAATATATAGTGTAACGCAAAGTTATAACATATGACATCGTATTTCCTTTGAGGACACGCGAATATATCACCTTCGTAAAAATTGACGCGTATTTTCATGTTCTTGGCGCGTGACTTAGCCTCCTTAAGTGAGTCCGGGTTTGGTTCGCACATGCTTATATTAGCCCCGGCGTGTCGCCACTTTTGGAGATCACCACCGAATCCACATCCTACATCCAAAATACTGTCGCCTTCGCGGGTAGCCGATTGGATGAGGAGACGCTTAGACTCGTTATGGTACTTGCGTATCTCCTCCATTTATTCATGTTGGTTTTTATTTTTTAAATGGAGTTAACTAAGGTTTTAAAATAATTGTATATAATATATGATATTCATTACGATATTATTGATACTTATATTCGTGTTTCCATTTATTCTCTATAGTAAAAAGGTTGATAACATAGAGTTAAATTGTGATGTCAATGCACATGGTGACCACGTTATTGAAGGAGAAGGATTTGTAATCGTTGAAAATATATTGTCCGATACATGTCGCCATAAACTTGTTGATAAATTTTTGAAAAAGGCTAAAAAAAACAAAAATTTAAACGAAGATGTAAAGTTGAATTTTTATTCGAATGAAAAGTTTTTGAAACAATTATCACAATTTGTTGGCGAAGATTTGTATCCCGTGAATTCTCTCGATTTACAGAGGTGTTGGATTCGGTACTATTTTCAGGGTATGAAGTCTCAGTATTATGAAAATTACCACCACGACATCAAGAGGTATAGTGCACAAGTAAAACAATATCGTCTAGTCATTCCAATTCATGATACAAGCGATACAATGTTTTCTATAAAAGGATACGGAGAGTTTCCATTCAAAAAGAACATGGGTGTTTTTTTGGAAGCTGACAACTGTTTACACAAAGTTGAGTTTAAGAAGGGTGAGAGACTTTTGTTAATTATGGACTTTATCAATAAACCGTGCGATGACCGCCTTAGCCATTATACATGTAGAAGTTTTGGGGGATACTTTAATTGGATCCGAGACGTTTTGTGGAGAAACTTATCTTCGGTGTATTATAAATTTTCCAATTCGTAATGACTCTCCAACACACAATCTAAAACAATAACAGATTTAATATAATTAAGTCTTTTAATAAAATATTATTATATACTAATAATGAATCAGCAGGAGTTTAGTCAGAAAATGCGAAATATTTATTTTTCGAATCGTAAAATTTCTATAAAAACTCTTGTAAAAATAGCCAATTATCTTGTACCAAATCAACCATTGAAATTAAAAAAAAATATTAATACGAATTTCATGATTAATTTAGATTATAACAACGGAAGATTATTACGATATGTGGCAAAACTTTATGTTGACCCTAATAATTTTCCAAAAACGGAAATACAAAAAAAACAAGCAGCACAACTTTTTAGAAATGCGGTAAATGTTGAAATTGAAAAACAATATGTAAATTTAAAACCAACTACTACTGCTCATAGTAGGGTATCAAATAATAAAGAATCTAAAAAAAATAAATCTGCACCAGGAACACCTCAATCCAAACGAAGAAAAGTACCTAATAAATGAAACCTCAAATATTTACATTGAACACTTTTTTATTATTATCGTAAGTTTTATACCATAATAAAAAAGATTTACTTAGTTTAAAAAGAAGATTCCAATTAATATAAATGAAACCTATCATTAAATGGGTCGGTGGTAAAACACAAATTCTCGATAAAGTTTTGGAAACTTTTCCACGGGAAATAGAAAATTATCACGAATTATTCGTGGGTGGTGGTAGTGTTCTATTTGGATTACTCGAGAGTAAAGACATTACCGTAAAAGGTAGAGTGTACGCGTACGATAAAAATCAAAAGTTAATCAACATGTATAGACAAATACAAACGAATCCCAAAGATGTACACGATCATTTACTTGAACTCTTTACCACGTACGATACACGAACCGGTACGGAAGTAAACCGTAAACCACAAACTGAAGAAGAAGGCATGACATCAAAAGAAAGTTATTATTATTGGGTACGTAAAACGTATAACGATTTGTTACCTACGACACATGTACATGCCGCAACATTAATTTTTTTAAATAAAACGTGTTTTAGAGGTGTATATAGAGAAGGTCCAAATGGGTTTAACGTACCATATGGACATTATAAAACTACACCTTTAATAGTACATTTAGACGAACTAATAAAATTACAAGATCTTATAAAAAACGTAGTTTTTAAATGGTGTGATTTTAGGGTACCATTCACACAAACTATAAACGATAACGATTTTATATATGCGGATCCACCTTATGCACCTGAAAGTGTTAAGAGTTTTGTAGGGTATACGAAAGACGGATTTGGTATAGGTGATCATGAAGATTTATTTAATTTATTAAAAAGTTCTGGTATTAGTTTCGTCATGTCTAATGCAAAAGTCGATCTCGTAACCAGTGGTTTTAAGGATTATAAAATAGAAGATGTTCCTGCGAGACGTGCTATACATTCAAAGAATCCGGGTTCGTTGACGACGGAAGTTTTGATATCATCCAATTTTCAATAGCGTTGGTATCGATTTTATATTGTAAAGGATACGGTATCCATAAATCATCTTTGCCTTTTCTTTTTTTCTTAAACAACTTATACCGATTGTCGGTTTTTTCAGCAAAAAAGAAAGGAATACCATCATCTTCGTTATGTTTTATCGGTATTTTTAGTTTTTTAATACCAAAACCGTATGCAAATGTACCTGGTGTTTCCTGACCCCTGTTTAATATGTAACACATGTATACATGTTTGAGTTTAGGATATAGATATTCTTTATATTCTCGTCGAAGTGATTCTGCACCTCTAATTTTATTATCACACGAACCTTCGTCGATTTGATGTTTAACTTCGAAAAGGAAAAGGGTCTCATTACTTTCGTCTAGTAATGAAAAATCTGGTTCTTTGTGATGGTCCCAATCATTAGAATTGTACATGTCTTGTTTTACCAAGTATTTATGTAAAGCTTTTTTGGAGTAAAATATAAATTTTTTACCATTCATTGTATATAGGTCACCGTTATTCATTTCTTTTTGGAAAAGAAGGTCTATAACTTGTTTTTCAAAAGAAAGACCAGAAACATTGGTTTGAGATCCTCCGGGCATTGTTGTTGTTTTTTTATTTTTATTATTTTTTAACTAAGGTTTAAAAATATCACAGGGTATATAAATGGCACCTAAAAGGAAAAAAACAAAAAATATAGTTAATAATTCTAATTCGTGTTCATTACAAAGTAATAATAATTGTTCGCATAATGGAAAGAGAATAAAAAAAACAAAATTAAAAAATAGTAACAGAGAATCCGCGGTTAAAAACTATATGTTTGAAAAAATTGCTAACATGAATAATTTTGTGACGTCATCTTATGTCAATATATTAAAAAATTTTAATAAATAATCACAGTGTATATAAATGATATCACTAAGGAATACAATTCAAATGGAAATGAATAAAGCGCGTGAAAAGATTAAGAGAATAGATGAAAGTAAGCGAATGACCAATGAAACCAAGGAAATAAAAATACAAAAAATAGTAGAGGCTTATATCCGTAAGGTAAAGAATTTGAAAAACGAATTCGCGATAAGAAAGAGAAATCACAAAAATAATATAAAAAATTTTACTAAAAAATAATCATAGTGTATATAAATGCCTCTTAAGAAGAAGTGTTCGTTATGTGTTAGAAAACCAAATACACAGTCCAATAATAATACAGAATCTCTCGAACAGTTAAAAGAAGAATACTCAAAACTTCAAAATAAATTAGAAAAACTTCCAAATTCAAACAACGGAACCCCTACTAATAATCAGAAACGGGTAATTGAAGAATTAATGAATTTGAGTTTTAAAGTATACGAAAAGCTAAAACCAAAAAGAAATAAAACAATGGCGAGTAGGAAAAATAATTTGAAAGGTAAAAAGGTAGTTAGACGATTAAAATTTAAGAAATAATATTAGTTAATATAAATGGAAATCGAAGATAAGAAGTGTGACGACACACAACCCGTTGCAAACTGGAAGTGTATATGGCTTACACTAGCATTAGCTGGTGGGTATTGGTACCTTCCACAAAGAAATAAGTGGGTCCTTCTAGGACTCTTATATTTCCCGTACGTGGCTTTAGCTTATTACGACCACTGGTACACGTGTAAACGTAACCTCGGACCTACGTATCTCGCGATGTTTTACCACTGGATAAAACCTCAAGAGTCTGAACAGATTGTTAAGTATAATAATTGGTGTCCCGAAATCAAAAATAGAGTTCTTTTTGTAGATACCTTGATATTACTCGTTTGTTTAGTTGCTTTACCATCGTTTCTTAAATGGAAACCTGAGTAAAAACAGGCTTAAAAAAAAAGGTAATACATGAATATATAAAACAATGGCATCTCTTGAACAAGATTATACGACTGTTCCCGGTCAATTATACGCGTGTCTTTCCGTAGTAGGACCGGAGGCACCACAAAAAAACGATAAGTTTGGTATTAAAATTAGGGGCGCATTTAACACGAGCGAAGAAGCTGCTTCTCATGCAAAACGTCTTCAAAAAGAAGATGCGACCTTCGATATTTACGTCGTCGATATGTATAAATGGTTGTTAATTCCACCAGACCCACTTAAGATTGAAGATGCGCACTATGCGGATGAGAAGCTCGAGGAATTGATGGCTGGTTATAGGGATAATCAAGCACAAGCTGCATCTATGTTTGCAGAACGTAAACGGGACATGGCAGCTGTTAAAGCACCGGGATCGGATACGTATTATAAGAGTGGTGATGAAAACTCGAGGTTTTATACAAAACCGGATGAACCTCCAATTAGTCACCCTGGTGAAGTGTTAGAACGTCTTCAAAAGGAAAAACCGGATGCAGATATGGAAGATCTTGTCAAAGAGGCGGATGAGATTGTTGCACAGGAAATGAAGGAAATGCAGGAAAAACGTGATGCTGATGCAAGAAAAGCCTTGGAAAAGGAGGCTAAGGAGAAGGGTTTTAATTCTGTAGAGGCGATGCAAAAATTTGAAGAAGAAACAAAGAAGAAAGCTGAGGAAGAAGCAAGGAAGAAAGCTGAGGAAGAAGCAAGGAAGAAAGCCGAGGAAGAAGAAAAATCAACAGAGGCTCAGATTAATGAAGAGGGTGATGAAGAAGATGATGCAACTTCAGAGAATAAAGAAAATACAGAGCCAGAACAGGTCTAAATTAATTTTATTATTTAAATGTAAGTATGTTGAGTATTATATTGAACATAATCACCATTCTTATTGTTATTACAATGATCGTTTTATTTTTGAGATTATACTATAATGTAAAAAGTAAAACGGTAGATAAAGAGGTTACTGCATCTCAAGTTGCGCAAGATATCATTAAAGACCCACTCATTGTAAGTAGGGCGTATTTTACAGAGCCAAAATACGGAAAAATAGGTACGTTTAAAGGTCAACAAACACCTTCTGATTATGATTGGATAGGTGGTAAACTTATCCCGGACGAAGAATAACTGGTTGCATGGTTTTTCCCATAAAAAATCCTAATAGAAATGCTACAAAAATGACAATGTACCCTGTTTTGTCGAGACTTGAAAATATATCGTTTTTTTCGTGTGGTAATGGTACTTGTGGTTGGTGTACGTATATGGGTTGTTGTGTATGAGGAGGAGGTTGCTCATAATATTGATCATTTTCATCATCAATAAAATCGTTATTATCGCCTTTTTTATTTATGAATTCATCTGGGTTATATTCTATCGGTGTTCCAACTTCAGATTCCATATATAAAAAAAGTGTTTATTTTTTTAAGCTCTTTATTACTCATTTGGGTATTCTTCTTCTTCTTCTTCTTCTGAGTAATCTTCGTCTTCATCTGTATCATCGACTACAAATCCTTTTAAATTTCCATGTTCATCTTCATCTGAATCAGAGTAATTTTCGTCTTCGTCTTCGTCTTCGTCTCCGGAACAAAAATCTTCATCATCTGACTGGAGTAAATCAACATCCGAATCGTATTCGTCTTCCCTATAATCATCTTCAACTTCTTCAAATACTTCTAGACGTTTCGGTGCTTTAGAAATTCTCCCTGAGCGTGTTTTAACACCTTCGGTCATTATATATTTAATAAACACATTTCCTTTAAGTATTTTACTCACTTTCGTCTTCGTCTTCGTTTTTTATTCTTTCATACAGATTTTCAAAACTTGTTTTAAAAGCGCTAATTATGGTATCTATCTCTTCTAAAACGTTCGTATCGCCTGAAATTGAACTAAGTGCAATTTCGTTAAGGTTTTCTAAAGCTCTTTTAAGAAACCGTTTTGATGTTAAAATATTTCGCCTGTGTTCGAGTGCCATTTTGATATTTTGTATAAATTCTTGGTGTATACTCTGGTTTAAGCCTGAATATTTATACGATTCTCGTATAAGTGCGTGTATTTCTGAAATATCATCTCGTGTTTTAACAAGAGATGATGCGAAGTAAATTACAATTGCTAAAACAATAACTGCTAACATTGTGTGTATCTATAATTTAGTAACTATTTTTTCCGGAAGAAAATGTTTGCGATTTTCACACTTACACTTTTTTTCTATTTTATTTTTTATAATATCGAAACTAACATTGTTTGAATTGCAAAGGTCACACGTATACGTTGTTTGTATAGAATACTCTTTTAGTTTTGAAGATTTGTTTTTTTGTTTTTTCTGTTCTATATTTGTAATACTAAAAACCTGTTCTTTTGTGATCATGTACTTTTGTATGAATTTTAAAAGTAATTCATTTACGTCTTCGTGTATATGTTTATGTTCTTCAAATGGTTTTTTAACGAAATTTTTCTTGGCGACGTACTTTTCAATTTTACCATCTTTGTATAGAAGTTTTGTTATTTTTGGTGGTAATTTATGTCTTTTTCCTGTAAAATCTTTACAGAATCCGTAATGTCTCATTATGTCAGTGGTAGAAAAACACTTTTGTGCTATAGTATCACCTAGTATATGGAACCATACATGATTAGAATTATGATTACATTTTTTATTTTCGCAATAAAACGAGTTTGTCGAAACGAGAAACTGATTATTACATTCGAACATTTTAGTAACACGCGATGAAACTTGACCTTCGAGATGTTTGTTTATAAAACTTTGTATAAGACCCATAACTTCTTGGTCTTTGAATTCGTTTTTTAACTGTAATGATGTGAACGACCCTTCATTTTTTAATAAATGTGAAGTTCCTTCTATAATTTTAGGTTCTGTACTTTGTGTACGTAACGTTGCCATGTGTAGTATTTTAACATCTGGGTTGGGTAATATAGGTTGGAGTAAAGTGAATGGACCTTTACCGCCTTTATAAATATAAACAGGTAGGTATTCACCTTGTGTAATTTTACCTGTATTATTGCATTCTTTACACCCTTGACCCGAACATGTTTCGTGTTTACCACGTTTATGTGACCAAGGCATTCTAAAACCACTCCCTTTCGTTTTTCTTTCCGAACTTCCATAAACTGCTGAATCGACTATATCTTCCCATTTTTTTGAACCGTACGCTAATGTTAGTGTATTTATAACATGTTCGCGTAGTGCAAGTGCTGATGATCTATTTACAATAAAACCTGGCCAATTAATATGTATACCTGTTTTTGTAAGTTTACCTGCGGGTTTGGGTTCGGCAACTGATATTAATGATTCACCCATATAAAACTTATTTACCTTATCACATATTACCTTACATATACTTTCAACTTGGTCTAGGGATAATTCATGTTCGTCTTTATAATCGAGATCCATGAAAAAGTTATAATTTTCTGTTTTTTGTTCTACGACAAATATCTTTTCACCATTTTTATATGAGTCTACACACTTTTCGTATAAATCGTTCAATCTATCAAATGGCACTGAAAGGACACCGCCGTCCATGAGCACATGTGATACATTGGAGTTGTTTAAAAACCCTTGTTCTTTACACCATTGTTTGAACATGGTGTTTACTTACCAATTATTAGTTTTATTTTTTTATGTTTATTCACTATCGTAGTGATGACGCCAAATTGTTTTTGTATAAGATATATCTGGGTACTGTTCCTGTTCTGCTAAAGATTTTTTAAGTACGAGAAGTTCGTAGACCTTGTCGTTTTTATGAACTTCGGCGTACCTTTGAGCTTTTTCCTTGTTGTACCCGTGTCTTTCCACGAGGAGTTCCTGTATTTGTGATAATATATAAGTCTTTGATTTCATTATTTAATAGAGAAGGTTTTTCTATTGAGAGAAGTTACACACGCATAAAATTCGGGATTATTGAGTACGTTTTTAACGATTCTATCCCACTGTTTTTTAGTATTAAATTCTGATAAGGTTTCAAAATTCATGAAATCGTTTTCATCGTGTGTACGTTTAATGGGTAATTTCTGTATTTTTTTTAAATTTGTTTTTTGTTTTTCATCGTTGAACTTTTTTATGAGTTCTGTTTGTTCTTGTTGTGTATAATTTACGAAAAATATGAACACGTTATATTCTAATTCGACGCCTGGGCTTTCTTTTACTATAAACTTGAAGTCCGTATATTCACCTCGCTTAAGATTTACAACACCTCTCGTCTCTTCTTCTAGTTCTCTTAAAGCACATCGTATTGGGTTTGGTATTTCTCTTCTTCTACACCCTCCGGTGACGAAAATCCAATCTTTGAATCGTCTATCCCTGACGGTTAGAAATTTAGGTTTATTACCCGTAAATGTAACGGGGATAGCAATAGCCTTGTATTTTTTCATTGCGCATTTGCAAGTTATAATTGAGCGAGATGATTATTCTGAGGATTCTTCCTCGCTTTCTTGATTTTCTTGATTATTCTCGTCTACTTGGGTTTCAAATGCTGGTTCTTTTTGAACGTTTTGGTTCTTTTTTGGACCTGGGCCTGGTATTCTGATGGGGGTCATTTGGGATAAGAACGAAGTTATTTTTCCGTTAACACCCTTAACACTTTCCATTTCTTCTTTAGTTGTTTTGAGTTCTCTATACATGTATATAGAGGCGACAACACACATTATAATAGCAACGATTATGGCGGTTTCACGATCGAACGTAAACATAGTAAGTATACTAAACTAGAACTTCATGTTTTTAAGTTCGTATAATCGCACCCATGTGTACGTTCTTTTCTTTGGGACATTCGTACCCCATTTGAGCAAATTGAATCTCCTGGTAATGTCCGTCTTTACACTCCGCGTTTTGTACGGGTTGTTCGTGTTTAGAGTTGACGAGATGATTCAAAGTTCCGGATTTGGGATCGTAAGTTATAATAAAAATGAAAGCTAGTAAAAAAACTAATTGCCAGAACATTTATAATAAGTGGCTAAATTAAATTAGTTCGAGTACATCAAACCACCCATACCGTTTTCGAT